TTAATTTTCGTCAATTGAGGCTGTGACTATCTTGCAGTCCTCTTGAGTGATCACTGCGCTGGCCGAGCCAATCGTCATGCCGCCGAAGCCGTTGCGGGCTCGAAATTGCATTGAGACATTGTGAGTTCCGATGTCAGACACTGGTGAAATCAAGGTTTTGATATGCTCGTAGCTGTCTGGATCAACCAGGCGGTCTTCTACGTAACGTTCCAGGTCAGGGTAAGAACCGTCCCATGCGCTTAGGCAATGGAAGCCTTTGCGCTCTTCCTCTTCACGGTCTGCTTTGGCCTGTGCAATGTCAGCATCGCTTTTCGACGATTCAGACAGGCTAATACCACCAAAAGACAGCACTAAGCCTAAGGCGAGCGCGATAGCTCCTGTCTTGCGGTTTGAGTTCTTTGGAGGCTTGATAACAATAATCAGGCCGCCGATGGTTAGGAAAGCACCGAATAGAGTTAGAAAGCCTAGCATAACGTCCTCGAATATCAGTTTGATAAGGAGATATCACGCAGTGATATCTAGGGAGCAACGTGTTGGAAACGTTAATTGGAAAAACCGATGTTTTTTTGTGCTCAGGTTTTTGAATAGGTTTTTGTCAGGCATGGATTTTTTTATTTTGTCAGAGGCAGTTGAGATCATGGCCTCGAGCAAAAGCACGATAGTACGATAGTACGATACAGAGATTTTTTTTTCGAAATCCGGGCAGTCCTGACCAAAGTTTACTTTTAGGAAAGTACACTTTTCACAGTTTTTTTTTGAGTCGGGCAGAACGATAGAAAGCTCAAGGTTTTCAATGTTCACGGTCCCTCCGTAAACATTGATACCCGTCCCAGCCTCAGTGGGATTACTCGTCTGTTCCTTGTTTCCGCGACCGTTGTCGTTGCGGGATCTCAAGGTATTCATCAGTCGTGTTATTTCGTCCAGTTCTGCCATTTCGGGACTTTCCAAGCAAACTACTCATCACTGATTTTGGTTCAGTAAGACTCTGATCTTTCTCTTTCATTCTGGTTCGATAAAGTAAGTAAATCAACCTAGATTTGTCACTAGGCTCCATTGTTTCGCCTCTATCGTGCAAATCAGTCTCGACAGCCTGGATGGCGGCGAGGAGTACTTCTTCGTCAACAGCTTCATTCGCGCGGTCACTTTGTGGCTCTGTACCGAATGCGAGCCAATCCAGCGATACGTTGCACGCCAGAGCAACCTGAATGATTGCAGACCATGAAGGATCGGTCGTGCCAGAAAACCACTTCTTTATGCCAGAAACCGAAAAGCCGATTTCCTCAGCTAGCGTTTCCTGAGTGAATTTCCCCCGCATCGCTGTTTTCAGTCGACTGGCAAACGCTTTACGCTTCTGTTCCTGAACTGGAAAGTCCACTTTACGGTTCTTTTCCATGTTTACAGTTCCGCCAAGTCACTGAAATTGTTCAAAAAGTGCCTTATCAGGTTCTTATTTATCGATAAAAGAACCGTAAAAGGATTTTTTATGTTGAAAAGTTCCTTATAAGGGACCATAGTTTCCTCGTTCACGGAATTTCTCATTCCAAGTCTATCGGCCTGGCAGGGCCGGGAAGTTCGAGGAGATGCCAATGGTGCGCAAGCACGACAGAAGCCCTCAGGAGATCCGGTTCGAATTGAACCAGAAGGGGCTTACCTTTGCTGATGTAGACCGTGCTTCCGGTTTTCGCGTCGGTACGACACGCGATGCAACCCGTCACCCCCATGCAGAGGGTGAGCAAGCGATCGCAGAAGCACTTGGTCTACAGGCAAAGGATATCTGGCCGTCGCGCTACGACGCCAAAGGAAAACGCCTCAAACCTCAACCTTCCCAGAACTATACGGATCGGCCACGGCTTCGTCACTGTCTAAAAGGAGAAGCCGCGTGAACAGTTCCCCAGTTACGAGCACACAGAATTCTCTGTTGATCGGTTTGTTTGGTCGCTTCCGATCACAGGGAAAAGTGGCGGCGGCGTGAAACCCTCTCTCAACCCCCGCGCCGCCGCCACCTTCTCAATTCATCTCTTATGGTTCTTATGAGGCTCTGAATGGCTGAAATGGTTGATATCGAGTTGATCGCGATTGGTGAACGTCTCCGTGCTGTTGACCAGGACCATGTTGCAGTGATTGCTGACAGCATTCGTCAATGTGGACGTGTTCTGCAGCCAATTACGATCTCTCGGACATTTGCCACAAGGGACGCGCTGCGCCCAGAGTTGACCCTTGTTGCTGGTGCACACCGGTTGGCCGCTGCGAAACTAGCAGGTCTTGATGTGATCCCTGCTGAAATTGTCGACGATATCAAACCACTTCAAGCCAAACTAATTGAGATTGATGAGAACCTTCTGAGACATGAATTAAACCCGCTGGATAGGGCGGTGTTTCTTGCAGAGCGCAAACGCATTTATGAAGAGTTGCACCCGGAGACGAAGCACGGAGCACAAGGCCACAATAAGGGCAAGAACGAAAACGACACGATGTCGTTTTCCAAAGATGCAGCAAATCGCCTGGGCTTTAACCCACGCACGATCGAGCGATCAGTAAAGATCGCCACCAGCTTGTCACCGGAAGTTCGCAAGAACCTTGTCGGCACGGAACTTTCCAAGAATCAGAGTCAGCTGTTGCTGCTGGCCAAACAGGAGCCGGACGCGCAGATCAAGATTGTTGAACTGATCCTTGATCAGAAGCACGGGGTTAAATCGGTCAAAGCCGCGATTGAGCGAACCAGTGGCAAGCCGAAGATGGTTGCGGATACAACCCAAGCCGAAATCAAAAAACTGATGGATGCATGGCGTCATTCAGGCCTTACCGCACGACGGACGTTCGTCCGAGAGCTATCAGCCGGAGATCGTCTTCTTCTCCAAGATTTGCTCGATATGGCAACTCCTGACGCCGAGGAGGCTGCTTGATGGCACGGCAACGTTCAGATCGCAAGACACTGGACCTGCTGAGCTGGCACCCCTCCAGCCCGAAGGTCGAAAGGTTCGAAGAGCAGATGGTTCGAGCAGCGACCATCAGCGGCAAGATCGCACTGGCGGTGTCCCGCATTCTTGCAGACGTGAAGGCCCGCGAAAAGGAACCGCTGGAACGCGAGGACGTAGCACGCCGCATGGGAGAATTTCTTGGTGAAGAAGTCTCCAAAAACATGCTCGACGCCTATGCTAGCCAATCCCGAGAAGATCATAAAATCAGCGTGCCCCGTGCTGTTGCTCTCATGCACGCGACAGATGATTACAGGCTTTTGACCCTGCTGGCCGAGGAGCTTGGCCTGACCGTAATTCCACGGAAATACGAAGGCACGGTTCGCGAAGCAATCCTTGCTGAAAAAATCGAAGAGCTTAACGGGGAGCTTCATTCGCTCCGGCGCGGGAGGAAGTCGTAATGCAAGAGTGGTTTTCACCCGCTGAAATCGCCGAATTGAGGCTGCCAGGTACACCGGGCACCAAGATGGGTGTCAATGCGCTTGCAGATCGCAACAACTGGCGCGATGCATCCACCCATAACAATGACCCGCTTGCAAGGAAACGCAAAGGGCGCGGCGGCGGTTGGGAATATCATTGGTCATTGCTGCCAATACCGGCCCAAACAGAGCTGCAGAAGCGGGAAATCGCCCGCAAGAAAGCCGAAGCACCGCAATCAAATGGAAGGGGTTCGACTGCTGCCCGCGTAGACTGGGAGTGGTTTGAGGCTCTGCCCGAAGCGCGGAAGAAAAAGGCGCATGACCGGTTTGCTGTTCTTGATGCCATTTGCACTCTGCAACGTGGTGCACTTTCCAAGGATCAAGCCGTATGCAGCGTTTCTGCACAACAGAACATCGGTGCATCCACGATCTACAACTGGTTCAAGCTGGTTGAAGGTTTGGATCGCAAAGACTGGTTGCCTGCCCTCTGTCCACGACATGCCGGCCGCACGAAGAAAGTGCCTTGTGACCCGCTCGCCTGGGAATGTCTGAAGGCTGATTTCCTGCGCCTTGAAAAGCCGCCTTTTGCTGCCTGTTATCTTCGACTTGAGACAGCGGCGCAGGAGAATGGTTGGACGATACCAGCTGCACGCACACTTGAGCGGCGGTTGGAAAGCGAAATACCGGCTCCGGTCCGTGTCTTGCTGCGCGAAGGCAGTGAAAAACTCAAGATGATGTATCCGCCCCAAGTGCGCGACAGATCAGAATTCCACGCGATGGAAGCGGTCAACGTTGATGGTCACAAATGGGACGTATGGGTTGAGTTCCCGGATGGCGAGATTTGCCGCCCGATCATGATTGCGATTCAGGATCTGTATTCCAATAAATGCGTCGCCTGGCGCGTAGATAAATCCGAAAACTCTGACCTTGTTCGACTGGCCTTTGGTGATTTGTTCCGTGAATACGGTATCCCGGATCATGCATGGCTTGATAACGGTCGCGGATTTGCCGCCAAGTGCATCTCTGGCGGCACGCCAAACCGTTTCCGGTTCAAGGTCAAGCCTGAAGAACCAAGCGGTATCCTCACCGCATTGGGCATCAATATCCACTGGACCACACCGTATTCCGGGCAATCCAAGCCAATCGAACGCATGTTCCGGGATTTCTGCAACCACATTGCGAAACATCCGAAATTCGCCGGTGCCTACACCGGCAACAAGCCGGATGCCAAGCCGGAAAACTACCGCAGTAAAGCGATCCCGCTTGATGAATTTTTGAAGGTCGTTGGCGAGGGCATTCGCGTCCACAACGCACGTCCGAAGCGCAATACGCGGGTGTGCGGTCGGGTTCGGTCCTTTGACCAGGCATTCGATGCCAGCTACGCAGATTCCGTCATCCGCAAAGCTGCCCCCGAGCAATTGCGCATGTGCTTGCTAGCCGCCGAACAGATCCGCACGGATCAGCGCAGTGGCCGGATCGAGCTTATGGGGAACTTCTATTGGGATGAATGCCTGCATGATCACATGGGCAAGTCGATCATGGTGCGGTTTGACCCGGACTTCCTCCATGACAGCGTTTACGCCTATCGCCTTGATGGCAGTTTCATCGGCGAAGTTGGCCTTTGGGAGGCCAGTGGGTTCGCTGATCGCAACGCGGCGCGCGAACATGGCCGCAAGCGTCGGGCATTCATCAACCTGACCAAGAAAGCCGCCGAGATCGAGCGCACACTTTCACTTGAAGAATACATGGATCTGCTTCCGGACAGCGATGACGCCGAGGCGGCACCGCAGCCTGCTGCTGTTCGCCTGGTTACAGGCAACCTTGCACGCCAAGCCGAGGCATTACCAACACCTGATGACGAAGAAGATTTTTCACGAAATTTCCGGGCTGGTCTGCAGATCCTGCAGGGCGGACGGGATGAGTGAGGGCGCGCCGCCGCCAAGCATTGCGCACCCTCTTTGATCAAGACGACCAATAAAGGATTTTAGCATGAACAATATCGTTGCGACAGACAGCACTTTTACAGACGAAGAGATTCAGGAAATCCGCAGTCGTGTCCAAGAGGTCATGGACGCAGAGGGCTACAGCCAAGCAGATGTGGCAAAGCTGACCGGTGTAAAATACGGCACGTTCACTGGTTGGTTCAAAGGCACGTATGCCGGCAACAATTCCCGCGTGGCGGGCGAGGTTCAAATCTGGCTGTCAGGTCTGGGCGAGAAAAAGCAGACGGCAAAGCGGGTACCTCGCATCCCCGACTATGTTGAAACCCCGTCAACGATCGAGTTCATGAGCGCGTTGCAATATGCCCACGTGCTGCCGGAAATCGCCATTATCGCCGGTGGTGCCGGTATCAGTAAGACGACAGCGTGCGAACAATATGCCCGTACCAATCGCAATGTCTGGGTGGCGACCATGGAGCCGAGCACCAAGGGCACGCACGGCATGTTGCTTGAATTGGCAGAAGTGCTTGGCATTACCGAGAAGTCACCAACCAAGCTGTCAAAGGCAATCGTAAACCGCGTTGATGGTACCAACGGCTTGATCATCATCGACGAAGCCCAGCATTTGACAACTGAGGCGCTTGATCAGGCGCGGTCCATTTATGACAAGGCACGCGGAACTGTCGGTCTGGTGTTTGTTGGGAATGAAACGGTTTACGCCCGACTGGAAGGCAACGGACGCAAACCCGGTTTTGCGCAGCTTTTTTCACGGGTTGGCGTGCGCTGTACACAAAACCAACCGAAAGCAGCCGACATGTGTGCGTTGATCGCTGCCTGGGATGTCACAGACAAAGAAGAAATCCGATACCTCAAGGCGATTGCGCGCAAGCCAGGCGCACTGCGTGGGATGACCAAATGCTTGCAGTTGGCAACCCTTCTGGCGAATGGCGCAGGTGTTCCTCGCACAATCGAACACATCAAGATGGCGTGGGAAAAACATTCCTCGTCAGCAGTGTGAGGAGGTTTGTGATGATCAGCCAAAAACTGTCCAACATCACAGCGGCGTTGCGGAAAATGGCCAACCACAGTTCCGGAAGCCTGAAACTCGATCACGCAACCACAGACATCTTGCTGACCAATCTGCAGGAGCTTTCCGACAATCTTGGCTCCTATGAGCAAAGTTCCGGACCGATCCCTGTTGGTGAGACCAGCCTGCACGCGATCGAGCGCGCCGTCGCCCGAGGTCAGGTCATCAATCTGGCAGACCGACGCACGGCAGAAATATTGCGCCGCGATCTGCCACCGGACGGCGGAGGATCAGTCGCATGAAACGTTCCCGCATTCCCTTCATTCGCTTTTGGCTTCAACAGATCCGCTACTGGCGGACCCTTCAAAGGAAACCGCTATGACGACGATGGCAGAGATCGAACAACTGGCACAGGGCTTTGCTGCCGCCCGGATCGAGCTGCAGGAAGGTGTGACTGCCCTGCACGAGGATCTGGAAAAGATCAAGGCCCGATACATGGGCATGATCCGCAAACAGGTCGAAACCGTGCGTGAGCATGAGACAGCACTCAAGAACGCGATTGAGGGTGCACCTGATCTGTTCACCAAACCGAAGTCTCGCACATTTGCAGGGATAAAGGTCGGGTTTGGAAAGCAGCCCGGACGGCTTGAATGTCCCGAAGATGTCCTTCTGGTCGCGCGCATTCGCAACATGCTTCCTGACCAGTTTTCAACCCTTGTGAAGGTTACTGAAAAGCCGGTGAAAACGGCTCTTTCCAACCTTCCGGGCAAAGATCTTAAGCGTCTTGGTATCTCGGTTGTTGACGCTACCGACGCTGTCATTGTCAAGCCGCAGGACAGTGACATCGACAAGCTGGTTGCGGCGCTGATCGAGGAGGAATGAGCAATGTCATTCGTAACAATCGAGCCGCCCGTCAAGAATGTCAAACCGGCTATCAAGCCTGACGAAGTTCTGCTGACCACGCGCAAGGTTCACAAGTGCAACATGGTCGTTTTGCGCTTTGGTGATGAGGCCGTCAAACGGCTCAAGCTCAGTGTAGGCAAGCAGTACATGGTGCGCTGGGGTGTTGACGAGCATGCCGGAAAACTTCGGCTGAGTGAGGTTTCCAAAGGCTGGGAGCTCAAAGTGCCGAAGCGCGGCAATACAGCTCAGATCACGCTCTCCCGCCTTCCGGAACAGTATCTGGGGCGGGCATTTCAGGCCAAGAAGATCACTGGCGAACATATCGACGGTGTACTGGGCCGCAGTGACCCGTTCGTCCAGCTCATCCTTCCATCTGACTTCTTTGCCGAGCCGGAGGATACCGATGAGCAAGCGTAAGCCAACTGTCTTGTTCTCGGTGCTCTTGGCTGACCGTCGTCAGATCTACGTCCTGGCACGTCACGCCAAGGGGGCATTGAGCGTTGCCATATCGCATGGCTACACACCGGATCGCAGTCCCGGTGTCAGGCCGCGCCGTGTTGATGATGTGCTCAAGGATCGGGCGGTCAACTTCAAGTCCGCTGAGGGGGAGGCAGCCTGATGTTTGCGTATTGCTACGAGGGTGGAGATATCCAGTTCGGCGAGCAGTTGCCTGTGAATGCGATCAGGCTTGCGAGCGGTCCTGAAGCCATTCTTCGTCGCCGTATCGGTTCAAACCGTCGCGTGCCAGGCATCCCGGCCGAGGACGCAATTGGTGACCGCCAGGCAATCGAACAATACAGACGATTTCTGATGGCACCACGCAGACGTGTGCGTGGTGGCTGATGAGCCAACCGGGGCCGACCCGAACCTGTTGCAAGTGCTTTTGGTTCGGTCCCGGTACCGCTTCAGCAACGAGTAGTCCACGGACTGCTGATTGGTGCAGCGGAAACCCGACAGATGGCAGGAGCCGATAGGGCCGCGTCTCAGAACCGAAGCCATGAGCCAAATGGGGCCGGAAACACCCTAACCCGGAATACCGCTGTACCACCCGCTGAGTGGCGGGACAGAGCAAACGACAAATAAGGTGATTGAAAACAATGGCCTCGCTTCGCGCACAGACCCCGGACAGCCGAAAGGTGCTTGCCAATCTGGCAATCGTCGCGGCCGGGTTTGTGCGCGGTCGCGGCCGAATGAAGGCCCGCGAACATCTCCGCAAGGCCATTCACGAAGCGAACGAAGCGTTGAGGGCCGATGGTTCGGTCGCAGACCATTCTGTGACGATCTCCGACCCTGAACAGTTGGTTCGGGCCTACATCGAGGCCGGTGGCAATTGGCAGGCCTTGGTCGCCGCCGTCAGCCGCCATTCACTTGAGGGGGCAACGCGGCGTCATGACTAGGAAGCTTTTCAAAGAGTTCTCAGAACTGCGCCCATCTGGTGGGTTTCGCGTGATCCTCGCAGATCCAGCATGGCCGTTTGCCAATTACTCGCCCAAGGGCGAAGGTAAAGGACCATTGGCCCACTATGACTGCATGACCGTCGACGAAATTGCAGTCATGCCTGTCGACCTTCTGGCGGCGGATGACTGCGCTCTGTTCATGTGGGTGACTTGGCCGCTTATGCCCTATTGGAACCATGTTCTCGCTGCATGGGGCTTCACCTTCAAGGGGCTTGCCTGGGAGTGGCGCAAATTCAATCCAGACACTGGGAAATATGCGTTCGGTACCGGCTACGGTACACGAAAGAACCTGGAACCGTGCCTGTTGGCGACACGCGGAAATCCGCCGCTTAGATCCGAGCGGCCTGATGATCTGTTTGGTGTCGGGAGCGTGCCTGAAGGGGTGCGTTCTGTCCGCGACTGGATGGAGTGGTGGCCTGACGACGAGATCCGTGCCAAAGCGCGCGGTCATTCCCGGAAACCTGACGAACAGTATGACCGGATCGAAACGATGTTTGACGGTCCATATATCGAGCTGTTTGCGCGTCAGCGCCGAACAGGCTGGTCGGCATGGGGCAACCAGGTCGACAAGTTTGGAGACGCGGCATGAACCTTATCGCGTCAAACAGCACCAAGCCAAACGGATCGGTATTTGCAAGAGCACCTCGCGGGCCGCGACGTGATCGACGGGCGATCCGGATTGAGACCCTAAAAAAGAGATCGTTTGATACGGCGCGGCTGTTTTGTGCTGGTGGCTGGATATTGGCCGGACCAAAGGATGTGATCCCGGTTGCCCCGCTTGAGGCGGTCCTTCTGATCACGCTTGCAGGGCATCGACTTGCAACGGACGAGATCCTAATGGAAGCGCTTTGGCCACATCCGGACGATATGCCCGACTATTGGGCCGATCAAATCAAAGTCCGGGTTTGCAAGCTCAAGAAACAACTCAAACAGGTTGGCGCTACCGAACAGATCGTCAACGAATTCGGGCGTGGATACTGGCTTCGGAGGAGTGCGATATGAGTGCGTCCTGGCTAGAAACTGCTCGCAATATCATTGCCGAGTTGGACCGAAGTCTGCCCGCCGACTTGTCGCTGAAAGAACGGCGGAAGGCTGTTCGTGAGGCTTATCCCTGGGGTGAGCGCCGCATGTGGCCATACAAGGCTTGGTGCCGGGCGCAGCGTGAATATCTGGCTCGGTTCATGCCCACCGAGGAAAAGCTCGAATGGCTTTCTGACACCCCCCTTGAGCAATTCATCAATCAGTCCAAGCGCGGAGAAGCATCATGAGCGCCGCCCGTCAATCCAGTAGCAAACCCAAAAAGAAGATCGATCCCTATCGCCGTCGCCTGTATGGTAAGATCGAGGTGGCCAAGAAGGAACTCGGCCTCGATGACGATGCTTATCGCGATATCATCGCGCAGCGTTTCGACGGCAAGACAAGCCGGACCCAGCTTGGCACCGCACAACTGGGCGAGCTGATTGATCATTTCAAAACACTTGGCTTCAAGCCGAAGCGCAAAGCGCCAAAACGTGCTGGCCGAGCAAGGCTTGCGGATAGTGATACTGCACGCAAAATCCGCGCGCTATGGATATCTTTGTATCATCTCGGAGTTATCTCAGACCCGTCTGAGAGCGCCTTGGGGGCCTTCATCAAACGGCAAGCCAAGGTCGATGACGCTGCTTTTTTGGTGCCTGAACACGCCTACAAAGTGATTGAAGCTCTCAAAAGTTGGGCTGAGCGCGAAGCCAAGGTCAACTGGTCGCCCTATCCGATCGGGTTCCGCGACAAAATCGAACGACCGCGTTGCCGCATTCTCGAAGCGCAATGGAAGATCCTGCATCCCGGAAAGTTCGACATTCTGGATCTATGCCGGTGGGTTGAGCGGTTTGTGAAGAGCCCCCGACAGATTTCGCATGTTCATTTGTCTGATGATCAGGCCGACCAGGCAATAGAGGCCCTCGGTGCGCGTGTGCGTGCGCTGAAAGGTGGTGCAAAGTGAACCTTGATGCACTGATCGCGCACCGCACCCATTGTTTTCTGCACGTGCTGAAACGGGCGCGCGCCAGACACATCGATCTTTCACCCGCCGCAATCGAGAGCCTGCAGGATGCGATTGAACGCCTTGAGCGTGCTTTTGTTCGCGATGGGCAGGCCAGATATCGTCTGACGGTTCGTCATGCTGGCCAGTGGCTGGTTGTGACCTATGACGCTCGTTTGCACTGCCTGGTCACTGTCTGGATTCATCCAAATAGGAGGCACCTATGACCAAGCGTGTTTGTCCTGCTTGTGAAGGTACAGGGTGGCTATGGATCTGGCTGTGTGATGTGTGTCGAGGGTCTGGGACGGTAGAGGCAACTCGCGCTAGTGAAGCGAATGCAGCTACGTCGAAAACTAAAGCAGTAGTGAAGGACAATGGGCATGCCTGATCTTCCGCTCCCGCACGGCTTAACTCAGATCGCTGAGGCATCAGACGCGGAAACCGCATTGAAGATCGCGTTGGAACGTGGCGGCTCACGGCTGCGGATTCCTCAGAAAGCCGAGGGATCTTTATTAGAGCAAATTGTTGGGATTGACGCAGCACGCAAGATCGTGAAGGATCTGGCCGACGAACGGATCGATATCCCGCTGGCCAAAAAGATCGTTGCCGGATGGCTTCATGATCAGGGCTGGAGCCAAGAGAAGATCGCCGTGCGGCTAAAGATCAGTCGTCGAACCGTGCAATACTGGCAGTCAGGACAGACGCCAAGCCGCCAAGCCGACCTATTCAATTCCCTTTGATATCCTCATAGTGGCGCAACCGTTGCGCCCTCACACTCGTGACGATAGTCGCGCATCTTGCTACCAACACAGTTGGAGCAAGTCATGTACTCCCCCGCGTTTAAAGCTGCCATTCAAACCGTCCTTTTGCATGAGGGCGGTTTTGCAAATAACCCTGCCGATCCGGGCGGGGCAACCAATTTCGGGATCAGCCTCCGTTTCCTTGTTCAGCAAGGCATGATCGATCTGGATGGCGATGGCTTCCATGATTTCGATTTTGACCGGGATGGTGACGTTGATATCGATGATATCCGAGCTATGCCCAAGGACGCCGCTGTCGAGCTTTATCACCGCGAATGGTGGCAGAAATTCAAATATGACGTTCTGCCAGCCGAAGTCGCCGCCAAGACCTTTGATCTGGCTGTGAATATGGGTGCCTCGCAGGCGCATAAGTTGCTTCAGCGGGCCTGCCGATCGTGTGGTGAGAACATCCTTGATGATGGAGTGATCGGGCCTGTCACCCGCAGAACCCTTTTCGATCTTGATCAGTGGGGCGTGATTACAGCGTTCCGTTCGGAAGCAGCCGGTTTTTACCGGGGGCTTGTCATTGCCAAACCGTCGTTTGTCGAGTTCCGCGACGGGTGGCTTAACCGCGCTTACGCCTAGGAGAATTCAATGAATAGCGGCGTTGTAAAAACCAAAAACTGGTGGCAGTCAAAAACCATTATCGGCGCAGTGGTGTCGTTGGTTTCTACCCTGCTTGCCAGCTTCGGCGTGGCAGTTGCACCGGAAATGCAGACTGAGATCGTGACTGTCTTGATCTCATTTGGCGGTGTGATTGGTACGTTCTTGTCGATCTATGGCCGTATCTCTGCAAAGCACACCATCGGCAAGATCAACAAAAGCGCAGTGCGCTCGATCGCGATTGCCCTGCTTGTCTTCGGTGGACTTGGTCTTGCCGGTCCCATCGCGTGTGCGTCTTATGCCGCATACGAGGCAGAGGAGGCCACACCGGCGCAAACAGTGTTCGCCCTTCAGTCGGATTATAATGCGGCTCTGGCCACTGCAACGGAGTTTGTACGAAGTCCGGACACGGACCCAGATGTTGCGGACACCATCCGCCGCTTGGAAATCGCCGCGCACGATGCGCTCATGACAGCGCAGAAGGCAGTGCGATCCGGTGACAGCCCGACAATCCCGGTTGCAATTTCCGCCGCCCGGTCAGCCATGACCGAGTTTGGCCGATACCTTGCCGCGAAAGGAGCTTTGCCGTGAGTACAGCAAACCTGATCCTGATGGGCATTCAGATCGCCAACGCTATAGCGGCCGGTGTGCCCGGTGCGATCAAGGCCAAGGAAGCGATCGACAAAATGATCGCGGAAGATCGTGATCCGACAGAGGCCGAATGGGCCGAACTGAACGCTGTGACCAATGCGCTACGTCTGCAGCTCCATGAAAGCAGCGATGATGCCTGACGTGATTGACTCAGCACAACGAACAGAAGAGCTCTTGCGAGACCAGGCGATGGCCCAGTCTCGCAAGAGCCTTGGTTCACACGGTCAAGCAGACTGTGTGGATTGTGGGGAAACGATCGCACCGAAACGGCTGGCGGCAAATCCACATGCATGCCGATGCCTTGATTGCCAAAACAGCCTTGAGCAAGGGGGATAGCGTCCGTGACGTTAGAATTACTGAGCAAGTACGGTTGGTTGCTCGCCTTAGTCTCTCAGCTGTTCTTGGGGTGGGTTGGCTGGTCGCTCAAGAAGCAGTTCGTAACCCGAGAGGATTACGGCAAAGATGCAAAGCGATTTGTCGATGAGCTCGAGACATTGGAAAAGCGCCTGGATGACTTTCATCGACGTATGGAACGGGCGGAAGGACGGCTCGATGACATGCCGTCCCAGACAGAGATCCACGAATTGAGTGTTGCGCTTGAAAAACTGTCTGGCGAACTGGGACGGGTCGTTGAACGCGTCGAAGCATCCAACGTCAATCAAAGCCGGTTGGAACGGGTGATGGATCGCGTTGAAACCTATCTGCTTACGAACAACGGAGGCATCCAGCGATGAGCTATCGCGATTTTGTAAGCGAAAAACGCCGCCTGACCATCCTGCGTTACCTGACTGAAGAAAACGGGTATTCGGCCAATGACAGCGTCATGCATTCGGTCGTTGAGCATTTTGGGTTTAACTGCTCACGGGATGTTGTGCGGGGTGACTTCGCCTGGCTTCGTGACCTTGGCTTGGTTTCGGTGGAAGAAGTCTCACATGACGTGCATCTCGCCAAAATCACGCAGCGCGGTATTGACGTGGCCAAAGGTAACTCCCGGGTTGCCGGTGTTGCCCGCCCTAGTCCGGGGAACTGACATGGCCCCGAAATCCAAGATCGAAGCAGAACTTTCCGAGGTTGATCTGAAAGACTTTCGTCACTTGATGGCGACGGGGCGTTGTTCGATCGACGGTCTGGTAAGCTGGCTTGATAAACGCGGTTACGAGATTTCACGTTCTTCAGTCGGGCGTTATAGCCAGAGCTTTGAGAGGGTCGCAGCGCGTCTTCGTGAATCGCGCAAGATCACAGAGGCTGTTACGTCAGAGCTTGGTGAGGCTGCAGTTCAAGGCAAGCAAGGTCGATTGCTGGTCGAAATGACCCGATCGCTTGTCTTTGACCTTCTCATGAAGCTGCAGGAGCCTCAGGACGATGAGGACGGAGACGGCGCCGGGATTTCGGCCAAGGACGTCATGATGCTTGGTAAAGGACTTGCAGATCTTGGGAAGGCCCTTCGCCAGGACCAGGACTTTGAGACGAAGGTCCGCGAACAGATCGCCGCAGAAGAACGCAAGAAGGCGGCGGATATTGTTGAGCAAGCAGCAGCCAAAGCTGGCAAGGGTTTGTCGCGTGCAGCTGTTGACTCGATCAAAGCCGAAATTCTGGGCGTAGGTTAAGCATCATGGAACTGGCTGAAACCAACTCGGCACCCTTGGATTTTGACCCGTCGCAGTTCGATGCAGACGAGGTCTTGCTGAAATACCAGCGCGACTGGATTGCAGATACGTCCGACATAAAGTTGGCCGAGAAGTCACGACGCACGGGCCTTACCTGGGCGGAAGCCGCCGATGCAGTTCTGACTGCAGGTGCTTCAAAGTCTGCCGGTGGTGGCAATCACTTCTATGTCGGGTCTAACCGTGAGATGGCGGTTGAATTCATTGATGCCTGCGCGATGTGGGCAAAAGCATTCAATCAGGCGGCTGGCAAGATTGAGGAAGAGATCCTTCAGGACGGCGACAAGGATATTCTGACCTTCAATATCCGGTTCGCAAGCGGGTTTAAAATTCAAGCGCTGTCGTCACGACCAAGCAACCTTCGCGGTCGCCAGGGAAACGTGACGATCGATGAGGCCGCGTTCCACGATCATCTTGATGAAGTGCTGAAGGCGGCAATGGCGCTTACCATGTGGGGGTCAAAGATCCGGATCATCTCAACCCACAACGGTGTTGAGCATCTTTTCAATGAGCTGATCGAAGATACCCGTGCAGGCAAGAAGCCCTATAGCATTCACCGGATCACACTTGATGATGCCTGCGCGCAAGGGCTTTACAAGCGCATCTGCCAGATCCGTGGAATCGATTGGAGTGCGCAAGCCGAAAAGGCTTGGAAGGAAAAGCTGCTGGCCGGTACCGCGTCAAAAGAGGACGCTCTCGAAGAATATTATTGTGTTCCGAAGTCTGGCGGTGGCGCATATCTATCCCGAACTCTTGTCGAAGCACGCATGTTCGAGGCTCCCGTCATTCGCTTTGAGTGTGATGAAGAGTTTCGTCAGTTATCCGATGAACAACGCAAAATCGAGATCAACGAGTTCTGCCGCACCAATTTCGCTCCGCTGCTCGATCAGCTTGATGAAAAGGACGACCACGTTTTTGGTGAAGACTTTGGGCGCAGCGCCGACCTTACGGTCATTGCTCCCATGGCGATCAAGCCATCTTTAAAACGGGTTGTTCCATTCTTGGTCGAGCTTCGAAACGTGCCTTTCAGATCTCAGGAACAGGTTTTGTTTTACATCGTGGACAGATTGCCCCGATTGCGTGCCGGCAAACTGGACGCAAGAGGTAATGGGCAGTACCTGGCCGAGCGGGCAGTAGATCGCTATGGAGCATCGAGAATTGAAGCGGTGATGATTAGTCAGTCCTGGTACCTCGATGTCATGCCCAAGTTCAAAGCGCGCTTCGAAGACGATCTGATAGCTATCCCGCGTGACCGTGATGTGAGCGATGATTTGCGAGCAATTCAGGTGATCAAGGGTATTCCAAAGATACCGGACGATAAAACTGGCGAAGCGAAAGATCGGCATGGAGATGCAGCCATCGCGTTGGCAATGGCCGATAGCGCCAGCGATGCAGATGGTATCGAGATCGACTTCACCGTTGCGCCTAATGGCAGCAAGTTTCGTGGAAGCCGATCAGACATAGATGACGAGCTTGAAGACACCGGCATGTTGACCGGATTTGGTTCTTCTGGTGCCTGGTAAGGAGTGACTTTCGTGAACCTGAAATCAATCATCAAGCAAATTTGGGATGGCGATGGGAAAGCACTCGACGAAGAGCAGAGTGCTGGCGAAAGCCGGATCGGCCAACTCAAGAAAGAGTTTTCTCAGCATCCGTCCAAAGGTCTGACACCCGAAAAACTTCACAAGATTATGGAAGAGGCAGAACAAGGAAACCTTCTGTCCCAGTCCGAACTCTTTGAGGACATGGAAGAGAAAGATCCGCAGATTGGGTCTGATCTGGCCAAGCGCCGACAAATGGCCGCAGAACTGGAATGGCAGATTGCAGCTCCTGAAAACGCTACGCCGGCAGAGAAGAAAGCGACTGAGTTCTGCTCTGAAGTGCTTGGCGGTCTTGATATCGAGGATCTGATTATCGATATGGGGGCCGGAATCGGGCACGGGTTTGCAATGCTTGAAGTTCCTTGGGACCGCGAGGGCGACAAGCGTGCAGTTAAACAACCTGAACTTAGGCCTCACAGCTGGTTTCGTCTGCATCCGGATGACCAGAACAAGTTGATGATCCGTGATGAGAGTGCCACGGGTGCAGAACCATGGGCGCTCGGTTGGGTTCAGCACAGACATCGTGCGCGCCCAGGATACATTGCTCGCACTGGTCTTCATCGCATGCTGGCATGGCCATATCTTTTCCAGAACTATGCGCTTGGAGATCTAGCGCAACTGCTCGAGATTTACGGATTGCCTGCACGCCTGGGATACTATCCACGAAATGCGTCGGAAAAAGAGAAAGCAGCTCTGCTCCGGGCCGTCGTTAGCCTGGGCAATTCGGCGGCAGGCATCGTTCCAGAAGGCATGAAAATTGACTTTCTACAGGCGTCCCAGGGACGCGCTGATATGTACAAGGTCATGCTGGATTGGTGCGAGCAGGCAAAAGCAAAGGTGATTCTTGGTGGCACTTTGACCAGTGGTACGGGTGAAGGCACCAACACCAACGCCCTTGGTAATGTCCATGAGCGCGGTTTGGCCAGCTTGATTGGCTCGGACGTGAGGCAGTATGCAGCGACCATCAGACGGGACCTGCTTTGGCCGATGGCGGCATTGAACTTTGGCGTTGAGGATCTAAATCGAGCACCGAAGTTCTGGCTCGATACTGGTGAGGTAGAGGACTACAAAGTCTTGGCCGAAGCTCTGCCAACATTTGTGGGCATGGGGATGAAAATCCCGCAATGGTGGGTGCATGAGAAATCGGGCATCCCAAAAGCGACGGATGAGGATGATATCCTCGTCGCAGGCTCGAGCGTTAATCCTTCAGGTGAAAATGACTTCGGTGCATTGACCAGGAAAAGGCAAGCCGCACTTGCGGCGCTGCGCGCAAAACCCATTGTTGACGATGCTACGAGCGATCAACTCGGGATACTTGCGGGTGAAGATCCTACCGAAACATGGAGCAATCAGATCCGAACTCTTGCTGAAACTGCAGAAAGCCTCGAAGACTTGCGTGACAAGCTGGTTGAAATGATCCCTGATCTCGATGCAACGCAGTTGGCAGACTTAATGGCTGAGGCAATGTCTGCGGCGCATTTGGCCGGTCGCTATGACATTGTGGAAGGTCTGTAGATCCGATGCCTTCGTCTGTGAAATACGGCTCGCTTCCGTTCAAAAAGCAGATCGAGTTCTTTCAAAAGAAACTCGCAATGCCGACGAAAACCTGGACCGATATTTATGCCGGTGAGCACGACCACGCGTTCATGGTTGCGGGTGCCGCGAAGATGGCCATTGTCGAGGATTTCCAGCGCACCATCGGTGACATGATCGAAAATGGTAAGACAATTGCAGATTTCCGAAAGGAGTTTGATGCAATCGTCGAGCGCCACGGATGGGCATACAAGGGCGGTCGGAATTGGCGAACACGGGTAATCTACGAGACCAATTTGCGACAAAGCTATCATGCCGGCCGAGAAGCTCAAATGGCAGATCCGGAACTTCGCAAGGCACGCCCATATGGTCTCTACCGTCACGGTGGTTCAGAAGATCCAAGGCCAGAGCATCTTGAGCTGGATGGTACCGTGCTTCCGCTTGATGACGAATTTTGGGATACCTGGTCACCGCAGAATGGCTGGGGATGCACGTGCAAGAAATATATGGTTTCTGACCAGGACCTTGCCCGTCTGAAGTTGAAGGTCTCTGAACGGCCACCTGTCGTTGAGACAGAAACCAAGACAATCGGCATTCGCGGACCAAACCCAAGAACGGTTACCGTCCCAAAAGGTATTGATCCAGGGTTCGAACATCGACCGGGTGCAAATCGCTTACGTGGCGTTACGCCTACTCAGTTAGATGAGCCGATAAGATCCGAACCAGGCCGAACTTTCCCGCCTCGTCTTGCTGGTGATGCTTTGCCTTCAGCCCGCGAGCTACCGTCCAAGCTACTACCTGAAGGTCTTGAAGATGAGGCGTATCTCAAAGCGTTCTTGAAGGAGTTCGGGGCTGATATTGGTAAGCCGGTGGTGTTCAAAGATGCAGTTGGCGAGCGGATCTCTATTTCCGAGGCATTGTTTCTGAATAACAAAGGCGAGCTCAAGGTCACTAAGCGTGAGCGTGCTTCCTATCTGCCACTGCTTGCCGCAACCGTCCTGTCACCAGATGAGATATGGGTTGCGGCAGAATGGCATCGTTCGATCGGAAGAGCCGTTCTGCGTCGTCGATATATCGCCCGATACACTGTGGAAGGGTCGGCAACACCAGGCATTGCTGTTTTTGAGTGGGGGCGTGGCGGTTGGGCCGGTGTCACGACATTTAACAGCTCAGACGAATATGTAGAGCGGTTCCGCCAAGGCGTTAGACTGTATCGCAGAGAAGAATAAGGCCACGACACTGCACTGTCATGGCCCAAGCGTGCATGAGGAGTAGAGGTCGGTTGCAGCGACTGCTCATGCTGTTGATCTAATTATGGGATGATCTCATGGCGGGTTCAAGTATCGATTTCAGGGTTTCGTTTGATGAACGTCCAGCCTTGCAGAGTTTGTCGAACCTAGCAGCTTTGAGCTCGAACATGGAGCCAGTGCTTCGCGACATTGGCGAGTATCTCGATCTTTCTCACCGCCTAAGATGGGATCGAGAAGAGTCGCCTGGAGGGAAGTCGTGGGCACCTTTGAACCCGGCGACGTTAAGCAGAAAGGCGCGCAAGGGACGCAATCGTGGCATCTTGGTTGAACGCGGAAACCTTCGTGATTTACTGAGCTATCAAATATCTGGAGAAAGCCTGTATTACGGAACCAATCAGGTTTATGGCGCAGCTCAGCACTTTGGTCGACCAGAGATCAACCTTCCAGCCCGTCCATGGCTGGGCATTTCAGATGACGATGAGAGAGCAATTGAAGACATCTTGGTAAAGCATATTTCCGATATTACCGGACGCTAAACACTGAAAATCGGGTAAGCCGATTTCAGCCGGGTAGATTAAACGATGCTCTTAAAATGGCCCGTTGTACCTCTCAAGTGCCCAAACCCGCCTCTCAGGCCTCTTATTGGCTCTTAATTTTATAATCCGTGCCGTCGTCTCCACAGTTGCGCGACGAACCTGACTGGGGTAGCGTCAGATCGCTGGCACGCTCGCCTGTATTTCCCAATCCGAAGTCACCGTTTTGTATCCCTCTCGGGCAAGGGGCGCAACAATTGCGCCCTTATGAGTGTTTGCGCGATCGCAGAAGATCAGCGCATGAAAAACGCGAACCTCAAAACATCCCCCGATAACGGGCTTATTGCTGCTTGTGCTGTCGACCTGTCGGGTTCGACCGGAGACGCACGCAGAATTATTCCGGCTGGATCGTTTGACGCGCCCAACGGCTCGCTCAAAGGTCAGGGGCCGTGGGTGCTCGATCGCCAATCGGCAGAGCTGCTTATTGCAAGAGGTCATCAGCGGAGCACGGATATCGTTGTTGATTACGAGCATCAGTCGTTGCTCTCCAATCAGAACGGTCAACCGGCACCGGCGTCGGGATGGTTGAAGCCTGACACCTTGGAGTTTCGTGATGACGGTCTCTACGGGGTGATCGAATGGACCGCAGCGGCCAAGAAAGCGATTGAAGCTAAAGAGTATCGCTATCTGTCTCCTGTTTTCACCTACGACCGCGAAACCAAACACCCGCTCGATCTGCTGCAGGTCGCACTGACCAATACGCCAGCGATCGATGGTGGAGGCGTGCAAGCTCTTGCCGCTGCGCGATCCGCCTTCAAACAGCCGGCAGATGTCGCGCCGGGTTCTCAATCAAATTCCGAGGAGGATGATCCGATGGATCTCAAACAGATCGCCGAGGCACTCGGCCTGAAAAACGACGCCGACGAAAAAGCAGTGCTGGGTGCTGTCGCCGCATTGCGCAAGGCAGATGCTGACTTGGCAGCATTGCGCAAGGAACTTGAAGTTTCTGACGACGGCGACCCGAAAGAAGCGATCGCAGCTCTTAAAGCTGGCTCCGCTGATAGCGTCCCGCGCGAAGTTTATGACGAAATGGCAAGCAAGGTTGCTGCGCTCAAGGCCGGTAGTGATCAGGCGCAAAAGGACAAGCTGATCGAGGAAGGTCTCGCCGATGGTCGCATTCCGGGTGAAGCAACTGCGAAGTGGCTCAAGACCCAGGATCTTGCTGTTTTGACCAAGCACCTCGAAGACGCCAAACCGCTTGCTGCCCTGAAAGGTATGCAGACCGGCGGCAAGAAACCTGCTGCCGACAAAGACGGCGGCGAAGGTGATCTTTCAGAAGCTGACCTTGCGGTTTGCAAAGCAATGAACATCAAACCGGAAGACTATTCCAAAGCAAACGCTTGAGCCGTTGAAACGGCTCCAACCAAGAGGATGCTGAGATGACCGCAGCTACTAAGAACCGCAACACCCCGACCCGTGCAGGCCTTCGTCGCGCCGGGAAGGTCGCCGCCGCAGCCCATTGTTTTGCCGGGACCATCGCAGTCCAGAATGCCTCCGGCTACGTGGAACCTGCCAGCACAGCCACCACACTGATCGCATTGGGGGTGTTCACTGCAGAAGCAGACAACACAAACGGTGCAGATGGTGATGTTGTTGCTGAGTTCGATCGGGGCTGTTTCCGCCTGGCGAACTCGGCTGATGCTGACGCAATCACGTCGGCTGACATCGGCAAGGCTTGCTACCTGGTCGACGATCAGACTGTCGCCAAGACTGATGGCACTGCATCGCGCAGTAAGGCCGGGATTGTCGATGAGGTCGACGATCTTGGTGTCTGGGTTCGGATCGATCCGACCAGCGGTGTTCTTGTTTAACCCTATCGGATAAGGAATTTTCGTCATGGATTTGACGCCACAGAACCTTGAAGCCGTCTTCAAAGGATACAAAGCACAGTTCCAGCAGGGTATGGCCTCGCTGGGCGGTGACGCCGAACTTTGGAAGAAGTTCGCAATGGAAGTGCCAAGCACGACCGCTGTCGAAGTGTATCCGTTCCTCAAGACCCTTCCGCGCCTTCGCGAATGGATCGGAGACCGTGTAATCAGCTCTCTCGAAGCAGCTGATTTCTCGATCAAGAACCGCAAGTTCGAACTCACTGAAGGTGTCGAACGCGATCGGATCGAAGACGACAGCTTTGGCCTATACGGTCCTGTTGTTCAGGAATTTGGTCGTAGCTCGGGTGAGCACCCGAATGAGCTTTGTGTCGAAATGTTCGAGGCAAATCCGGATTGCTATGACGGTCAACCGCTGTTCGACACCGACCATGTTGTTCTTGATGCAGATGGTCAGGAACAAAGCGTATCAAACGACATGGGTGGTTCTGGCCCGGCCTGGTACGTGATGGACCTTTCACGCGCTATCAAGCCTGCCATTTTCCAGAAGCGTCGCGATTACAGTTTCCGCGCGATGAATGACTTGAGCAGTGAGCAAGTGTTCATGACAGACCGGTTCATGTTCGGTGTCGATGCGCGCGTCAATGCCGGTCCAGGCCTGTGGCAGCTGGTCGTTCGCAGCAAGCAGACCTTTAACGCGGCAAGCTATGCAGCTGCTCGCCAGGCGTTGACCGCACTTAAAGGAGACCATGGTCGCCCGCTTGGCTTGCGTCACACTCATACGATGGTGCCGAATACACTTGAAGGGGCTGCACGCAAGGTCATCAGCAACTCGTTGGCGGCTGGTGGCGAGACCAACGAGTGGGCTGGTACTTCCGAGCTGATCCTTAACCCGTGGCTGGCGACCTCTTAATCGCCAGTCCGTAACCCGGTCAGTGAGGAAAGTACAATGGCAACGCGCAGCAACCGCAAGTCCACCACCGCAAAGAAGACGGTTCCACAGAAAGAAGGAACTGAAGGTACCACAGCAGTCAGTTCCAATACCAAACCGGGGTCAACCGAAGCGCCAGCATCGGCCGGGGAACCGGAACCGCAGGCAAGCCCGGAACAGCAAAGCGCTCAAGGCAAGGTCGCATCAGATAAGGGCGTTAAATCACAGCGCGGTGCATCTGATGAGACGTCGTCTGAGTTGCCGTCGAAGGTGACAGTCTGCACGGTTCGCGGAAAATCCGAACATCGTCGCTCCGGGATCAAGTTTACGCGATCCGAACAGGTTGTGGATCTGTCGGAACTCGATCAACGGAAAGCCGACGCGATTGTCAATGATCCGAAATTGATCGTTGAAGCGGTCAACTAGGAAACCTGAACGTCAGATGCAAGGGTAGCGAACGGCTATGGCCTATCTCACCGAGCAAGATCTCACTCAGCGGATTGGCGCAGCAGAGTTGCTGCGCCTCTCCGATAGAGATGGAGACGGACAGGCCGATGCTGGTGTCATCACTGGCGCGATTTCCGAAGCAGAGAGCACGATTAACGGCTACCTGACTGGTCGTTACAGTCTGCCGATCACGCCGGTGCCTGCGTTGCTAACGGGCCTCGCTGCTGACATCGCACTATACAACCTCCATCCATGGGGGGCTCCTGAAGAAATGCGTCTGCGCTTTAAGGATGCGATGGCGACCTTGAAGCAAATTGCTGCGGGAGATCTCGTTCTCAGTGCTGAACGGGTTCCCAGCGTGAGCATGCCTCAATGGGGCGACAGCGGGCCTGTCTTGTCTGAGCCAAGACGGAAGGGTTTCTGATGGCACTCGTTTTCAAGATTCCGGATCTGACCGCCGCTATCGAAGGTCGCCTCAAGGCAATGGTGCTTGGATTGAAAACGGTCGAGGGTGTTACGTCCCTCTCCGATGTGATCGATCGAAAAATCCTCCCGAGCCATACACCTGCGGCTTGGGTGCTTGATCTTGGGGCAACGGGTGACAGACCGGACTTCACCACGGGCGAGTTTTCTCAACCCATCACCTCGACGGTCGGGATCGTCATCGCAGCTCGAGCGAATGATCGGTTGGCAAACCAGGCGGGTGGAAAGCTCAAGCCTCTTAGCATGGAGATCATGGCTGCACTGTCGGGCTGGTCTCCAGACATTGATCAGACCGAAAGAATGCAGTTCAGCCGCGATCGACTGATCGAAGTGAACAAAGGGGCGATCTGGCGTCAGGTCGACTTTACCGTCGAGTGGACGTTGCACGGTACCGAACCGGAACGTGCTGATCTTGATGATTTTAATACTGGTGTCCCCGAGTGGGATCTCGCGGCACCTGACGGCACGACGGATGCCAAAGACACGATCACACTGGAGCAAGACCAATGACCAACAAAGTCAATGTTGTGCCTGGAAAGGATGGCTTGAAGGTACGTACCGAAAATGGTGCCCGCCATATCCGCCCCAAAGGCGAGAGCGTTTCGCTCACTTCCTATTACCGCCGTCGGATCGCTGCAGGTGATCTCAAACAGGTTAAAGATTTGCCTGAAGAGACACATGAGCCCGACACGCCAGTGGTCGAAGAGCAGGTCACTCTCGGCTCGCTTCTCAAGGCGCTTGATTATAGCGACCAGGCGCAGGCGACCGAAGATGGGAAACCGTCTCTCACCTATCTCTCAGACATTCTTAATCGCCGTGTGACGCGCAAGGAAGTTGACGCGGCCCTGAAGGAAATGGAGGCCTGAAATGTCGATCAGCTTCGATAGTATTCCGACGAACTTGCGAGTTCCGTTCGTGTATGCCGAGTTTGACAACACGAACGCAGTATCCGGTCCGGCATTGATGCCTTATCGCAATCTGGTTATTGGCCAGCGCATTGCGAGTGGTCAGCCGGTCGCCGCTCTGACACCGATCCGGGTCACCAGCCCTGCCCAGGCAAAGAACTATTTCGGTGCTGGTTCGATGCTTGCCCAGATGCTTGAACGCCAGCTGCAGAACAATAGCGTTACCGAGACCTGGGCAATTGCACTTGATGACGATGGTGCAGCACAGGCTGCAACTGGCGCTTTGACCGTAGGTGGCACGGTTTCGGCCGGCGTCATTTATCTCTACATCGGTGGTCGTCGTGTAAAGGTTGGTGTGTCTGGCGATGATGAGCTGAGCGATATCGCCAGCAACATCGTCGATGCGATTGCTGGCAACACAGATCTGTCGGTCTCGGCCGCTGTTGATGGTGTTACGACCGAGAAGGTCAACCTGACGGCACGCAACAAGGGCGTTGCGGGGAACGATCTGGATATCCGCGTCAACTACTACGATGGCGAGAACCTGCCTGAAGGCTTGACGCTTACGATCACAGCCATGTCTGGTGGTCAGGCAAACCCGGATATCGACGCTGTGTGGGCCGCGATCGGTGATGAGCATTACAACGTCATCACCAACCCTTACACCGATGCTGCGAACCTCACAGCGCTCGAGACCGAACTGGTCGATCGTTGGGGACCGCTGCGCATGATTGAAGCGATGGCTTTCAGCGCAGCAACGGGAACGCATTCTGAATTGGGCACACTGGGCGACAGCCGCAACAGCCCGCATGTCTCTGTCATGAACGGTGCCGGCAGCCCGTCGCCTACTTGGGAAATTGCGGCCGCTGTTGCAGGCAAGGTTTCGTACTACGCCAACATTGATCCGGCTCGTCCGTTCCAGACGCTGACGCTGGATGGCATCCTGCCACCGAAGACACAGGATCGGTTCACGCTGCAGGAGAACAACCTGCTGCTGTTCGACGGCATTTCGACCTTCATGGTTGATGACGGTGGGTTGGTTCGTATTCAGCGGCTCATTACCACCTACAAGACCAACCCTCAGGGTGCGGAGGACATCAGCTACCTCGATGTCAATACGCCGCTGACCCTTGGCTATCTGCGCTACGATTTCCGCAATTACATCCTGCGCAAATATCCCCGTCATAAACTTGGCAATGACAGCACGAACTACGGTGCAGGTCAGGCAATCATGACCCCGAAGCTCGGGAAGGCCGAGGCGATTGCGCGTTTCCGCGTATGGGAAGAACAGGGTCTGGTCGAGAACATCGATCAGTTCAAAAACGATCTGATTTGCGAGCGCAATGAAAGCGATCCGAACCGGCTCGACTGGTATCTGCCACCGGACCTGATGAACCAGTTCCGTGTTGGCGGGGCCAAGATCGGCTTCATTCTCTAACCGCTTTCCGTGAGGAGACAAGGATATGTCTAATAACCCAAATCGCCGCGCCGGGCGGATCTACTTCAAGGTCGATGGCACTCAATACGATGCCAAGGGCAGTTTCAGTTACAACCTGGGCGCAGACAAGCGCGACGGTATTGTCGGGGCGGACGGTGTGCACGGTTACAAAGCCATGCCGCAGGTTCCGTTCATCGAAGGTGCTGTGACAGATCGTCCGGACATGGACCTAAAGTCCGTCCTGGAACTGGACGGTGTGACAGTCACCCTTGAGCTGGCCAACAGTAAAACCATCGTCCTTCGCAACGCCTGGTGGGCCGGTGAAGGAACGGGCAGCTCAGAAGAGGCCGAAATTCCGGTCCGTTTCGAAGGTATTAGCGCCGAGGAGATGAAGTAATGAAGGCCATCACTGCAAAACTTAAGACGCCGATCGAAGCACATGGCGAGAAAGTCAGCGAGCTCACACTCAACGAGCCGGATATCGGCGGCCTTGATGGCGTCGATCTCACGGTCAGCATGGAAGGTACGGTCAAGATCAATCTTGGAGACCTTCACAAGATCATCGCGTCGATGGCCGGTATCCCGCCGTCAGCCGCCAAGCAGATCAAGATCTCGGACCTGAAGAATATTGCGCCAGCGGTGATGGATTTTTTGGGAGAGTTCCTCCCAACTGGCGCGAGCTGATGGAGGAAGTGGCTTACACCTTTCATTTTCAGCCATCCGAGCTGGAGCGCATGAAGGTGAGCCAACTTCTCAAATGGCACAACGGTGCCCGCAATATTCACAAGAAATTGCAAGGATAGCGACCCGAGATGGCAAACCGCGAACTCACATTGAAGATGATCGTCCAGGCGATAGACCGGGTAACAAAACCGGCACGCCAGATGGGAAATGCGATGGGCGATATGGCCCGTCGTGCCCGTCTCGATCATCTGCAAGCCAAATTGCTGGCTGCGCGTGAGCGTTTGTCATCGATGGGCACCGCTGCGCGGGATTTGGGTAAGCGGTTTCAGGATTTCGGTACCGGCGCTCTTACGAAGGTGACAGCGCCACTGGCATTGGTAGGTGGGTTTGCCTTTAACGCTTATGGCAAGATCGAGCAACTGACCACATCCTTCAAGTCGATGCTTGGTGGCGGAGAAGCCGCACGCCAGATGATGGAAAAGCTGACAACATTCGCGGCCAGCACGCCTTTCCAGCTCGAAGGTATTGGTCAGGCTACAAAGCAGTTACTGTCCTTTGGCATTTTGCCGGCAAAGATCATCGAAAATTTGCGGATGCTGGGCGATATCGGTGCCGGCGCCAACGTGCCGCTTAATGAAATGGCGGCAATCTTTGGGAAGGTCAAAGCCAAGGGCAAGGCAATGACCGAAGAACTGTTGCAGCTTTCGGATCGCGGTATTCCGATCATTGATGTCCTGGCCAAAGGACTTGGCAAGTCCAAGGATCAGATTTTCGAATTGGCGTCTCAGGGGCGGATCAGCTTCGATATTCTGAAACGTGCAATGCAAGCCATGACAGCTGAGGGCGGTATCTTCTTCAAGCAGATGGAAGAGCAGTCCAAAACGCTGTTTGGTAAACTGTCGACGCTAAAGGACAACGTGTTCCTGTTGTTTGCGGATCTGGGCCAAGTGCTTGACGATATGTTTGGTGTCAAGGACGGGATTGATGTCCTGATCGCCAAGGTTCAGCAAGTCCGGACAGCATTTGGTGCCTTTGCAAAGGAGAATCCGGAGCTCGCAAAACTCGTAGCGTTGATCGGGATCGCCGCCGCAGCTATCGGGCCTTTGGCGATTGGGGTAGGAATTGCAGCTTCTGCTTTTGGATTACTTGCAACCGGTTTGGGGTTGATTGTTTCTCCTATCGCACTGGTTGTTGCCGCTGTTGCCGGTGCGGCGTTTCTCATCATCAAACACTGGGATGAAGTTCAAGCGTTCCTCGCAAAGACCGCGATTGCAATAGTGCGAACCTGGGCTCCTATCGGTAGTTTCTTCTCCGGCCTATGGGCAGAAATCAAATCAGCCTTTGACCAGGGCTTCATTCAAGGTGTGCTGAAGGTTCTTGAAGTCTTCAACCCGACGATCTGGATCGCCAAGGGTGTCAATGCACTCATCGAGTACCTGTTTGGCATCGATCTGGCCAAGGTTGGCAGCGAGTGGATCGGCGGCCTGTGGGACGGAATGCAAGCCAAGTGGGCGGAACTGGTCGACTGGTTGAGTTCCGCCGTTACGTCACTGATGGACTGGATGCCAGACTGGGTTAAAGAACGCCTGGGACTGGATGCAGGTGGCCTTGGGCAAATGCCTGGGAGCGCGGTAGGCAATGTGGCATCGGCAGTTGCGCCTGCAATCGGTCCGCAGAACGGCCAAGGACAGGGTCGCTTTGCCGGTGAGGTCAAGGTTTCCTTCGATAACGCGCCGTCAAACATGCGGGTCAAAGAAGTCAAATCAGACAATCCTGATTTCGTGCCGTCGGTCTATGCCGGCTACGCGATGGGAGGGTCGTGATGTCCTGGAAAGACAAGCTGCGGCCAGCCAGTTACAAGGGTGCGCGGTTCCATATCGAAGGTCACGATTCCGATGTGGCTGGTCGTGAAGTCCAGGTGCACGAATATCCCGGCCGCGATGTGCCGTATCCCGAAGACATGCGCCGCAAAACCAAGAATTTCAGCTTTGCCGCCTATGTGATTGGCGATGACTACATGACGGTCCGCGATCAGCTGATCAGCGCGTGCGACAGCGAAGGTCCGGGCACGCTGATACATCCGTATCTGGGGTCGATCATCGCCATTTGTACTGGTTGCAAGCTGTCAGAGCGGGCCGATGAAGGACGCATGGCACGCCTTCAGCTCACTTTTGTTGAGGGTGGCACAAACCAGTTTCCGACATCGAGCAAGGACCAATCCTTTGCACTGACGCAGGCCGTCGAAGCCGCCCACACATCAAACCGTGAGAGCTTTGCCAACGACTTCACTGTCGCGGGAAAACCGGCGTTTCTGGCGTATGAGTCGGTTGATGTGATTTCGGAGGCAACCAGCGAGATCGATGGCGCTGTCAGTGACCAGGGCGACGGCACCTTTGCCCGTGCACTTAGCAAGATCGGAAACGAAGCGCTGACCTTTGTTCAGAACCCGTCGGGTCTGGCCAATCAGTTGGGCGATCTGGTTGTTCAGGCTGGCGAAGCTGCCGGTGCTGGTGCCGACACCATGCAGGCGCTTCGTCCTATTGCTCAGTTTGGCACGCAGCTCGCTGCGGTACCGCTGACCACAGCAACCCGAAAAGTCCAGGCGCTCAATCAGAATGCTGTCGTTTCGCTTGTGACCAACTCGGCTGTCATCGAGATGGCCAGGAACGTCATAAACACCGAATTCACGACAACAGATGATGCCTTTGCAACGCGCGACGAGATTGGCGGATATCTCGACACCGCGATGGATCGCGCCAGCGAGGCTGAGGATGATCAACTGTTCGAGACGCTCCGCGTACTCCGCACGGCGACCACCGATTACATCAATGCCCAGTCACCACGCACAGCGCAGTTGATCAATACTGTGGCTCCGGTGACAGAACCGGCACTGGTCACGGCTTATCGCCTGTACCAGGACGCCGGCCGTGCCGATGAGATCGCCACGCGCAACGGTGTGGCACATCCGGGGTTCGTGCCTGGCGGGGAAACGATTGAGGTGCTGAGCAATGTCTGATGTCACGCTTAGCCTCAGCGGTACCAATTACGGTGGTTGGAAGCGCGTCCGTATCACGCGCTCGATCGAGCATATGGCAGGCACCTTTGACCTGCAGCTCAGCGATCGCTATCCGGCCGAGGGAAGCATTCCCGTTATCTCCCGAGGATCTGCCTGCAAGGTGGCCATCGATCGCGAAACTGTCATCACGGGTTTTGTCTATGACGATAATCCGGGCTTTGATGCAAAGTCGCGCGAGATCCGCGCAGCCGGTCGTGATGTGACAGGTGACCTTGTCGACTGCTCGGCAATCAACCGGCCGGGTGAATGGTTGAATGCCAGCCTTGAGAAGGTTGCGACCGATATCGCGCGGCCGTTCGGCATTCCAGTGCGGATCGAAACCGGCACAGGTTCGAGATTTACCAAGTTCCGGATCGAGGAAGGCGAGACCGCCTTTGAAGCCATCGATCGGGCTTGCAGGATGCGTTCGGTACTTGCGGTCAGTGATGGCAAGGGAAGTCTGGTTATTACCAAACCCGGTGTTTCGCGGGTCTCTGTCAGGCTGGAGGAAGGTGTCAACCTTCTGTCCGGATCTGCTGGCTATTCGGATAACGAACGTTTCTCGCGCTATATCATCAAGGCACAACAGCCGGGATCGGACGACTTGTCTGTCGATCAGATTGCTCAGGTCGTTGCCGAACAGACCGATGCAGGCGTTTCGCGTTATCGTCCGATGGTGATCCTGGCAGAGGATTCCGCCGATCGGAACTCCGCGCGCAGGCGTGCGCAGTTTGAGGCCAATGTCCGCGCTGCTCGCAGTCAGCAGATTACCGTGCGCGTGCAGGGATGGCGTGAAACTGAAAACGGCACGCTTTGGCAGCCCAACCGCCTAGTGCAAATCAAATCAGCAACGCTCAAGGTCGAACAGGATCTTCTGATCTCTCAGGTGATCAATACCAAGGATCAGTCCGGAACCGTGACAGAGCTCACGCTTTTGCCGCCGGCAGCGTTCGATATCGAACCACCCAAAGAGAAGAAACTCAAAGATCAGGGGGTGCTCAAATGGATCGAATAAGCCTGATCTTCAATCGTCTGATCCAGCCGTTGCGTCGACGTGTGATGCTGATGGTGTCACGTGCGGTGATCAAGGTCGTGAACGACGCTGGGGGCATCCAGAAGCTTCAGATCGTCGGCTATGACGGTGAGCTTCTTGAGGGGGTCGAGCGTTTCCAGGAATACGGTCTGACATCCGTACCAAAGGGCAATGCCGAGGCTGTGGCAACAGCCGTCGGCGGCAATCGATCTCATACCATCGTGATCGCTCTTGATGACCGCCGTTTTCGCCTGAAAAACCTCAAGCCTGGCGAAGTTGCCCTATACGACGATCTTGGCCAGAAGGTGCATTTGAAGCGCGACGGGATCTATGTTGAAACGCCAATGAAGCTTGAGGCGATTATCGGTACTTCGGCACGAATACAAGCACCGGCCGGTGTGCGACTTGAGACCCCCAACTTGGAAGTCACTGGCGAGATTAAAGATCGATGCGATAGCGATGGCGTGACGATGGCTGACATGCGCAGTGTTTATAACAGTCACGTTCATCCAGAGAACGATGAAGGCGGTCCGACCGACAGTCCGAGCGAGGTGATGTGATGGACGTTCTGATCGCATTTGATGACGAACTTCTGATCGGTGATATCAAAACCGTTGCCGGCGACCTTGAAACGGACCCGTCGCTGCGCACCCCCGTTGTCATCAGCATCTTTACCGACGCACTGGCCAACCCGGACGACGAACTACCGGCCGGCGAAACTGATCGCCGTGGCTGGTGGGGGGATCTGCTGCCGGAAGTCGAAGGTGACAAGATTGGATCTCGTCGCTGGCTCTATGTCCGTGAGAAGCAATCACCAGAAACGGCTGAGAAGATCCGCGAAGCCGATCAGGAAGCACTGCAGTGGCTGATTGATGACGGGATCGCAGCGGCCGTGACCGTTACGACCGAATGGATCGAACGCGGTGTTTTGGCCGAAGAAATCAAAATCACCAAACCCGATGGCGACCAGGTGAATTGGCGTTTTAATCAGCTGTGGGAGAACCTGTAATGCCATTCTCGCGTCCGACATTGGCGGATCTGGTGAACCAGATTTCAAGCGATATCAAGAGCAACCTGACCGATGCGAATGCCTGGTTGCGTCGAACCGTTCTGGGTGTTCTGTCGCGGGCTTTTGCCGGTGCGTTGCATGGGCTTTACGGCTTCATTTCCTATGTTGCCAAGCAGGTCTTTCCGGATACGGCCGAGAAGGCATTTTTGCGCCGCTGGGCCTCGATCTGGGGTGTGAAACCAAAGCCAGCGCAGGCTGCGACTGGCAATGTAACCTTCACGGGATTAATCGGATCTACCATCCCGGTTGATACGGTCCTTCAGCGTTCTGACGGGGTTGAATACGTCACACTAGCCGCTTTGGACCTTGTGGCTGAAACGGGAACTGTCGCGATCGAGGCGATTGCGGGCGGTGCCACCGGCAATCTCGATGCTGGCGCAACTCTGGCACTTGTTGAGCCGATCGTAGGCGTTCAGACAAATGTAACGGTCGCGGCCGGTGGCCTGTCCAAGGGCAATGATGCAGAAAAGGATGAGTCGCTTCTTGCACGGTTGCTCAACCGTATCCAGCGCCCGCCGCACGGCGGCAACAAGGATGACTATGAGACCTGGGCAAAGGACAAAGAGGCACATGGCATCGATGTCACGCGGGCCTGGTCAAACCCGCTCGAGCTTGGCTTGGGTACGGTTGTCCTACGCTTCATGATGGATGACACCTACGACGATGGTATCCCGCTGTCGGCCGATGTGGCGACTGTGGCGAGCTATATTGATGAGGTTCATCCTGTAACGGCTGAAGTCACGGTCGTAGCGCCGGTGGCTGTTGCTGTGGCGTTCCAGATCTCCGGTCTGACACCAGGCAATGCAGCTGTCCGTTCTGCGATTGAGGCCGAGCTTCGCGACTTGATCCGCCGTGAAGCAGAGCCGGGTAGCACGCTCTTGATCAGCCATGTTCGCGAGGCGATCTCGATCGCGGCCGGCGAGACCGATCATGTCCTGGTTGCGCCCAATGAGAACCTGGTCGCGGACACGCATGAAATCTTCACCTTTGGCAACATTACCTGGAGCTAAAGGCTATGCGGGCAACCATCGATCAATATCTCAACAACCTTCGATCCCTGATGCCAAAGGGCAAAGCCTGGGCACGTGAAAATGAGGCGGCCCTGACACGGCTGTTACGTGCCTTCGCAACGCCTCTCATGCGGGCCCATAACCGCGCAGTTGATCTGATCGATGAGGTCGATCCCAGGACTTCGGTTGAACTCCTGCCCGATTGGGAACGTGTTTGCGGGTTGCCAGACCCGTGCAGTGGCCAGCCCGAAAGTTTGGCTGAACGTCGCGACCAGGTTGTTGCCAAGCTTGCCGCACGCGGTGGTCAGTCAATCCCGTTCTTTGTCGAGCTGGCCAGTAACCTTGGCTACGTGGTCACGATTACCGAGTTCCGCCCCTTCAGGTGCATTTCGAAATGCAATGACGCTTTGACACAAGGCAACTGGCGATTTGTGTGGCAGGTCAACGCGCCCGCCGAAACCATTCGAACCATGAAGGCCAATTCCGGCTGCTCTGAGCCATTGCGGACATGGGGCAACGCACCCCTTGAATGCAACTTCAATCGCCTGAAGCCGGCGCACACCAAAGTCATTTTTACCTACGGAGCCTGATATGAAACGCATCGATACTCAAACAAAGGCAACGGACAAGTTTGGTGCAGGCAAGCATGGCTTCACCAATGGCAACCCGACAATCCCGACGCCAGCGACCGAACTGGACGAAAGTTGGTTTGATCACGTCCAGGAAGAGATCGCCAATTTCATCGAAGAACAAGGCATTGCCCTTAACCCGAACAATCGCACGCAGTTAGCAGCCGCTATCACGGCGAAGCTGGCCAACGGCAATTACTTGCGCGGGAATGTCAGTGCGACCCTCGCGGCCGGCTTCTGGACGACGCCAGTTGCGGCCACGGTCAATGCCGGTGATGTCACCTTGCCGGTGGCGTCGGGCAACCGCTTCACTCTGACCGCAACCGAGGCGCTGACGATCTTGGCACCGGACCCGATGCCTGCTGGTGGATCGGCTCGGCTTGAGCTGACCATTGATGCTGTCGGCAACCACGCGATTGCTTGGGGCGCGGGTTTCCTGGTCAATCACGGCCAGATCAATAGCGATCCGAACGCGGTCAACCTGATCCACATGGAATTTACCGGTGCGCTGATCGACGTTTATATCACGCAGCGGGCGGAGGCTTGATTAATGTCCATTCTGTTTGACAACCCGCCGCCTGCGATTGGCTGCGGTGATCCCGGTGATCCGATCCAAAATGGTATTTTGACCGAGACCGGTGTTCTTTATTTCGACTCTTTGTCGTCGTCGGATGATCAGACCCGGTGCACCTTTTCGGCGTGGATTAAGCTGACATCTGCTGGTAATGCGGGCGGATCAAACTACAGAGTGTTGATCGAGGCGAATGGCGCAGGAACCGAAGGGACGTATATCACTTACAGGCATGACACCAAGAAGTTCATGGTCGAGCATGTTGTCGGCGGTTCAAACATCTGGAGCCTCGAAACCGCCGACCTGTTCCGAGACCAAGGCGGTTGGTATCATATTTACGTTTCTATTAACACAAACGAAGCCGCCGAGAGTGACAGGGTTAGTGTTGTTGTTGGCGGTAGGATTATCTCGCTGTCAGGCACATTTCCGGCTTTCGGATCAGGTACATATTTCGGAGGGCCAATCCGCCACACGCTGGCTGGCACTGATGGCGCTTACGGCGGTAACGCGTTCAGGCACTATATGGCCGAGCCAGCATTCATTAGCGGCATAAATGAGGATGTGTCATCATTCGCGTATTTCAATGTGGATGGCGCGTGGGTGCCGAAATCTCTCGCAGGCAAAGGCCAAGGTGCTGCTGTATATGGGGTCAACGGCTTCCACCTTGATTTTGCCGACCCGCTTGACCTTGGGAAAGATGTTTCCGGTAACGGCAACCACTTCACTGTCGATGGCCTTACGGCTGATAATCAGGTTACGGATACACCGACAAACAACCTCGTTGTTATTAACTCACTAAAAGTCCATTCCCCTGCGGTCTTCTCCGAGGGAAACCGATCAGTAAGTACGGCTGTTGCCAGTTTGGAATGGAAAACGCACGAACTATCATTCCCTCTTCGTCGTGGTCGATTTTATATCGAACTTGAGGGGATGCTGATTAGCACGGATGTGTCACGTGCGTTCGGCATCGGCATACGGACCGGATCGACGTTGAATTTTGGTTCCTTTTCCGGCTACTACGCTGGATCGTCGGTTTACGAGGTGGGGCTTCTCGCGTCAAATAGCCTAGCTGCCGGTCAAGCTGAGGGGATCACCCATGTCTTCAACGACGGGGTGGCTCAAAGCACTCGTTCAAGAGCTATAAACGGGCCTTTCCGACTGCGTATGGCGATTGATGTTGAAAAAGGCCACGTCTATTTGGGTGATCAGACGGGCTGGTATGACGATCCGGCGTCGGGCGTCCCCACATGGTCATTTTCCCCTGACACGATGCATGTATTAATCAGTACCTACAACGACAAGGTACGGATCCTAGTGGATGCGTCGGAATGGTCGTCTCAGCCGCCTGCAGCTTATCAGCCGATCTCCTCATCTTTCATGCCGTGCCCGGACATCCTCAATCCGGACGACTTCTTTACAATTCGCCAATCCGCCGGGGGGGCAGATATTACCGACCTGCCTTGGGATACGCAGAGCCATAAAACTCTCGTTATCTCAAAAAGGACGGATGCTGCACAACCTTGGCGTATCCACGACACGGTTCGCGGGGCTGGTCTTCCTTGGGTGCCAAATCCCGCCGACCCGGAAATAACAACCGAACTGGACGGGCTCACTGCCTTTACCAACGGCGGTTACATAATTGGGGCTGACGCGCCATACCAAGGTTCTCGTATCGACTATATTTTCCGAGCAAGCCCTAAATCAGGCTTCGATATCCTGACACTCGATCACGTCAACGGTATCGCCTCGACTTGCCCGCATTTGGCCGGTGGCGCGATTGACTATGCTTGGGTCATTCCGTTGGACGGCGGCGACCGGCGCGTCTTCCATTCGAAGCTTCCCGCAGGCAACTATCTGATGCTCAACGAAAATAACGTTGGCACTGATGCGGGGTGGTTTTCATCCACGGCAAACACGGTGTCGCTTGGGGCTTCGATGCCTTCCGGGCGATACATCCTTTATGTTTGGAGGGCAGTGCCCCAGTTCTCGGCATTTGAAGTCCATGCCGGTACAGGCGATGCCGATGGCGCAATGGTACCTGTCGATTTCCAGCCTCGTGCGTGGCTTTGTAAGCGGGACGGAATTGGTCAACACACCGCAATTCAGGACGCTGAGCGAAACCCGGAAAACCCTGCTACGCAAGTGATGTATCTGAGGCTGGATAACGCCAGTTCCGACACCGGGGAACCTGTCGATTTCGTTTCAAACGGTGCGAAAACCAGATCCAATTCAATTGGGAACAACGCCAGCGGATCGCTTTACTACTCGGCCTTGTGGGCAAAAACCCCCGGCAAGTTCGCGCGTGCGCGATAAACAGGAGAAAGACCATGACAGCGCTTTATGCGATTTGTGACGATCAGTGGGCTTTGGTCCGCGTGGCCAGCAGCCCGATGGGCCTTAAGGTCGAAACCGGTAAAACCTACAGCAACGCGGCCTTGGCCACGGTCGAGGATTTGCGGGCGAACTTCGTGCTTGTGATCGATCAGGGGAGTAAGCCCGATCAGGAATGGCAGACGGTTGTCGGCAATCCATCGGTTGTGATCGACGGTGATCCGAACGATCCGGCGACTATGACCGCGACGTTGCAGTACGCCACGCAGCCGATCAGCCTTGAGGTGGCGAAGGAAAAGCTGCGGAAACGTGCTGCCAATTGTTGCAAGAAAGCCATGTTTAGCGGCTGGATCTGGGATCGTGCGCCGGGTGAGAGTTACACCGTGCAAACCGATGAAATGAGCCGTGCCAATATCGCTGAGAAAGGTCGACTTGCCGATCGGCGGGTCGCAGCGTCGGATGCTACTCTGATCCCGTTCCGGATGGCCGACAACTCGACGCCGAAAATCACCCCGGCAGAAATGGTGCAGATTGCTGACGCGGTTGCCATCCTGCGTGACGATTGTATCGAAAACCTAGATGCGGTCTGGACTTCGATTGAGGCGCTGCCGGATCTTGATGCTTGTATCGCGTTCGATTGTTCGACAGGCTTCCCGGCTGCGCCAGCTGTCCCAGATCCGGAAGCGTCATAGCTATTGCGTGACACTGAAGAGCAAGACCAGGGCAAATATCACAGCCACCACAAGAACGATGAGCGAGACGGCGTCCAATACAACAGGAAAGAACGACCAGCCTCTGCCAGGCTGAAAGCCGGGCTTGTTCTGGTGGATCGGCATAGCAAGGCTATGAAAGCGTTCAAGCGCCCCGAAACCCTCGATAATCATTCGGAAACCTTGAATGGCTAAGCCCAAAATGAATATCGCAGTAAGGATGGCGACATTAGTCTTCAGAGGGCCGGTAAAGAGCTGAGAGCCGACAAATGTAAGGGACGCGAGCAAGCCGCCGCAAAGTCCTCTCAGGATGAAGCTTTGGAAGGTCTTCCACTTCAATCTGACTTCCTGATCGTACTCGTCGATCGACTTATAGATCGCTTTCCGTTCTTCAGGGTGGTTCCCGATTTTCCGGGCGTTTGCATGGTCTCTTCGGAAATCCATCGCATTTCGGAACCATCCTCTGCGGACGCCAGATTTTTGCTTCTCGTTCTTGGTCAT